TTTTAAGTTCAATTAGCGGAGTTGTACCGATAACTGCAACGGGTGGAACAATTACCTATTCAGGTGGTAGAACGATTCACACATTTACAAGTTCAGGAACTTTTACCGTATTAACAGCACCTGCTGGAGCAACCGTTGAAACCCTAGTTGTTGCTGGTGGTGGTGGTGGTGGTGTTTTTTCTGGTGGCGGTGGTGGTGCTGGTGGTTTGATTTATAACGCTTCTAAGTTAATTTCAGTACAAGCGTATACTATTACAGTCGGAAGTGGTGGAGCAAAACCAACATCAAATAGTGGTGGAAATACCAATGGAAATAACTCTGTATTTGATACTATAACGGCCACAGGTGGTGGTCGTGGTGGAACTGATAGCGGACAACCTCAAACTGGAGGTAGTGGTGGCGGTGCTGGTGGATTTTCTACAGTAGGTGCAAATGGTACAGCTAGCCAAGGAAACAAAGGTGGTAATTCAACCACTTCTTACGATAGTGGTGGTGGTGGTGGTGGTGCTGGTGCTGTTGGTGTAAATGCTGGAGTTGGAGTGCCAACAAAAGGAGGAGATGGAGGAGTTGGTCTGGCTTATTCAATTAGTGGAAGTTCCACATATTATGCTGGAGGCGGCGGTGGTTCTACTTCTGGTGGCACCATAGGCACAGGTGGATTAGGTGGCGGCGGGAATGGTGAAAAATATAATATAGTAATTACAGCAACCAATGCCACAGCAAACACTGGAGGCGGTGGTGGTGCTAATTATATAGCAAACGCAGCCAACGGCGGTAACGGTGGTTCAGGTATAGTTATAATTTCTTATCCTACATAATATGCAAGTTGCTAAAATAGAAAATAACATAGTTTTAGAGGTAATCGTTGCCGATTCTGTGCAATGGTGTATAGATACCTTTGGCGGTGAATGGGTGCGAACCTACTATAATACACAAGGCAAAAACTTTGCTGGTGTTGGGTTTATTTATTATCCCGACAAAGACAATTTTTCAAGCCCACAACCATACCCAAGTTGGACGCTAGACGCGGACTGTCAATGGCAGCCGCCAGTGCCGTATCCTAATGACGGATGTCTTTGGACTTGGGATGAAGCAACACAAACTTGGATTAATCCTATATGTAATTAAAATGACAACGCCAAAGATAAAACCCAATGCGCTACCTGTTAGCTTTGACCAATTCCGTAAAAATCCAGTTGCTGCCGTGGCTTTTTGTATGCTGTTGGCTGTTAGTTATTTGTATATGGACTTGCGTTCGGGCAATCAACAACAGATTGACGAATGTCGCAAAGAGATGGCAGTACTACGAGCAGAGCAGAAACAAGCATATAAGGCATTGAAGACGGCAGATTCTGCATTGTCTGCAGCCATCACAGAACTACGGATTATTAACTCAATGAAAAAACTTTAACGATATGCGTTTACTATTGATTTTTACTCTCGCTTTTTTTGGTGGATACTTATTCACAGAATCTTGGGCAACTGAACCCAAGCCAGTTAGTGACATTGATGCGTTGTTGAAGAAGATTCAACAGAACACACAAGCGGTTGGACAAGCCACCAAACAAGCACACGAGGTGAGTGAGAAATTGGTGGAAGCAAAAGTGGTTGAGAAAGAGAAATTGAAAGAAGCGGTGGTTGTTGCTGAAAAGAAAGCCGAATCCGTGGTTCAACAGATGCAAGTTGTTCAAGACCAAATGGAGGTGTATGCCGTGAAGATGGTAGGTGCTGGATTAGATACCACAACCACACCAATTGAGTTCAAAGGGAAGATCTATGATGCGTATTTGAACTATCTTTCCGAAGGTGGAAAAGAAGAGTTTGACTATTTTAGAATGTACTTATGGCAACAAAAGTAAACATCACATCATTCCGTGTGAAACCCAAAAACAAATTGGGCAGACATACCAAGCACAAGAACAAGCATAAGAGTTCAAAACCATATAAAGGACAAGGCAAATGATAGACAAAATTAAAGTAGCAATGAAGGCGAAAGGATATGCCTTTTTTGAAAATGGTGATTACAACTTGAACATCATTGGCATTCGCAATTCGGATACTGGAAGCAAAGTGACAAATGTCTTTGATGACTTGTTAACCATCAGTTACAAAATCGGTGATGTGTGGCATTTTAAGAAATGGGCTGCGACAACTGATCCTGGCACAAAGGGAGTGAAGGAATTTCACAATGCTCAAGGCGTTGCTCGTCTTGTTCCCGGACAATATCGTGGTTCACACGCCATAGGTTTGCATCAAGGCAAATACGAAGCATTGAAACAAGCCAAACCAGTGAAGGTTTACAGAGATGCAAACAAGGATATGACCTACGACACCAAGTTGATCACAGAAGGTATCTACGGAATCAACATCCACAAGGCTGGTGCTGATTCAACCTATGTTGAGAATTGGAGTGAGGGTTGTCAGGTGTTCAAAAAGTCAGCAGATTTCGATGAGTTTATGGGTTTAGTTAAGAAGGCTGCCACCTTGCACGGCAATTCATTCACATACACACTATTAGAAAGCAAAGATTTATGAAAAAATTAATGGAAATTTTCACGGGTGACAAAGGAGAAATGTCCTCAAAAAGATTCGTTGGGATCATCGGTGCTTTTGTACTTTTTGGTACTATGGCTCACAATAGTTTGTCTCCTGCTGATATCGTACCATCTCCAGAGTTGGTGAGTGCGGTTGAATTCATCGTGATTGCTTGTCTTGGATTCACATCTATTGACAAGTTCTCAAACAAAAAAGATTGATTGCTATTTGATAGAGATGATATTCCAAAGATTAAACTTTCACGATAACAAACTGCCTGTTTTCAAAGAGAACAAAGCAAAGGGATTCGTGACTTTTGGTGCTGACAATCTCTATCCTGATTTCCTAATTGAACTATTCAATAAATCACCCAAACACAATGCCATCGTTTCTGCCAAAGCATCATATGTTGCTGGAATAGGTACGGAGGTATTTGGTTCAAACACGGAGGAGATTGCAAAAGCCGAAGCCAAACTTAAAAACATTAACGCCTACGAGACCTATGAAGAACTCAAAGCAAAAGTTGCTTATGATGCCGAGTTATTCAATGGCTTTGCAGTTGAAGTTATTTGGAACAAGGCAAAGACCGCACCTTCGGAATACTATCACATTCCTTTCAAAGACATCCGCAAAGGTCTTGAAGGTGATTATGTGTATTGTGCTGACTGGACAGACAACAAAGCGGAGAAAATCCACTATCAACCATACAACCCAATCACAAGGGAATCCAAGCAAATATATTATTGTCAGTTTTACCGTCCCGGACAAGGTGAATATCCCTTGCCTGATTATGTTGGTGCGTTGAAATACATTGAAGTTGACACCGAGATATCCAACTATTATTTGAATAGCATCAAGAACGGATTCACGGCACAAACTCACATTCAGTTATTCAAAGGAATCCCAACACCTGAAGAAGCTCGTGCAACTGCAAGGAGATTCAAAGAAAACTATCAAGGCACGGACAATGCCGGTGGGTTAATTATCCAATACAATGATCCCACAGAGAAGGAATCAGTCATCAACAACCTTCAACCATCGGATTTTGACAAGCAATTTGACTTGTTGAATAAGACCGTACAACAAGAGATATTTGTTGCACACAAGGTCAACTCTCCAATGTTGTTTGGAGTTCGTGTGGAAGGTCAATTAGGTGGTCGTAGCGAGTTGATTGAAGCCTATGAGATGTTTCATCACGCCTACATTGAACCCCGTCAACAAAAGATTGATGATACATTTGCTTACTTGCTTGAACCTATCGCATCTGTTCGCTTGGAAACCATCAACAAACCACCTATCGGTCTTGACTATCAGGCTTTGTTCACCGCTGGAGTTATCACAAACGAAGAAGCAAGAAAGGAACTTGGATTGCCATTGATCACCGATGTGAAGCAATCATCTTTGAACGATGCTATCAATGCTTTGAGTCCTTTGGTTGCAAACAATGTGTTGTCAAATATGACAATCAACGAGAAACGCCAATTGGCAAATCTTCCACCGATTGCCGGAGGTGATGCATTGCCATCGGCAGCACCAGTTGCACCCGTTGCCCTATCAAAACAAAATCCTTTTGGATGGGATGATGAAAGAGACATCAAAGTATTTCAACAATACGGAGAGAGTGCAGACAACTTTGAAGCGTATAAGTTTGAATTTGCGGATGCCGTTGAAACTGCCATCTTGAATGTGTTGAAAGAGAACAAAGGTCTTCAGGTTGGGGACATTGTGAACATCACCAAGTTGGATGCGAAGGTTGTCGCTGATGCCATTGCTAAACTTGCCAAAGCGGAGTTGATCAAATCATACGAGGATGGATTGGAAACAACCCCGAAAGGAGTTGAAGAGG